CTTTTGTCCAGTCCTTGGTTGCTTTTGTTGTGACCTCTAACGGGCTGGGCAAGTTTTTGACCTCTTCGCCGAAAAGCCTCAGCCCTTCGCTCGCAATCTTGGATGTGTCGGCGACTGGGAGCTTCATGGTTTCCCGCGCCACTTTGGTTGTCAGATCAAGCGAGACGCCGAGGTTTGTCGCGGAGGTGGCCAGCTTATCGAAGCGCTGGCTAACGATGTCGACCGAATCCCCGCCGCCTGGGAGGACCTGGCCTCTGAGGGCGGCCCGGCTGTCGCCGCCGCGGATCCCGGTGAGCGCCGAGCGCAGGTCACGTGCAAACGTCTGTACTGACTGCACGGCGCTCGCGACTTCTTTCGAGAGAGAGCCTATCTTCCCTCCGGCTTCCTCGAGCTGGGTAAAGATTTTGGTTCGGGCGAGGACATCGGCCGAGTAATCCCGCCCCGTCGTCCCGAAGTCCGGAGAGCGACCTTTTGAGACGTGGTAAGGGGCCCACCAGCCGGAGTTGTACATCGCGATCGCCGTCCGCGTCAGTTCGTCGCCGGCGAGCTCTGGGACCATAAAGCTGTGCTTTTTGCCCTGGCGATCGGTGATCGTCTTCATCGTCCCAGCAGCCGCAACCAGCTCATCCATTTTTTCTTTAAGGATCTGCGCGCCGCGGATGATCGAGGCCTCGGCATCCTTCCAGGCTCCGGAGGCCTTGAAAGCTGCATCGGTGCCGATATCGACTTGCATCAACCCGGCGCCGCGGCCGCGATCGCCGATGATGTTCCGCATGTTCGTCTCGCGCGACCCGATCCCTAGCAAAATGTTTTTCGGGATGCCTGTCTCCGCGGATGCCTTATCGAAGGCCTCTTTGAATTCCTTCGCCGCCCGCTCGTACTGTTTCTTGAGCTGTTCGACAAATGCGGCCTGGCCGGCGAGGATTTTCTTTTTGCCGTTTTCGAAACCGATATTAAACCCTTCGGCCGCGTCCTCGCCGATCGCGATATAGACCTTTGACGGGGATTGGCTCTGGAGACTGCTCTTCGTCCCCTTGATAGCTCCTTCGCCCATGGAGAAGCCCGCGGATTCGGCCGCCCCCTTGCCGATCTCTTTCGCTATCTCCCAGGCCGAAGCCAGGCCCTCGCTGATCAGTCGGCCAAATTCCTTGGTTGTGTCGATGGCGGTCTGAGGAAGTGCCCGGCCGATCTCTCGCGCGGTAATCTCTCCGGAGGAAATCCCTGTAGCAAGGTCGAGCCCGGCGGTGACAGGCTTATTGATCCCCTGTGCGAGCGCTCTTCCTCTATCGCTCTGGGTTTGCCTCATCGTCTCATCGAGGGCTCTGTTATAGGCCGCAATGGTGTCTTTGGCGGCGTCTCCTGCCTGCTGAGTGAGCGCGTCACGAAGATTGCTTTCTTTGCCGAGAGTGGTCTTCGCCAGTTGTTCTCCAAGCCCGGCAAACTTCCCTTCACCAAAAGCCTCGAGCAAGGCCTCGGCGGCCGGAGCTCCCCGGAGTCTTCCCTGCTCCGCGAGCTTGCGCGTCTCCTCGACAGTCTTCCCGATCTTTTGAGCGAGCAGGTCCCAGGCCGGAATGCCCCGCTCCGCCAGCTGCTGCATCTCCTCGGCCGAGACGGTTCCTTTAGCTCGCATCTGGCCGAGGGCGTTGGTGATCCCGCTCAACGCCTCGGTGAAATTACCGCTCGTGCCGGCGGCGAGAGCCGCGGCATTTTGCAGATTTTTCAGATTAGGCAGGACACTTTCGGCGCTAAAACCAAAAGCCTGCATTCTGGCCGAGGCCTGGATCAGATCAGGGAAATCAAACGGCGAGGACTTGGCGAACTCTTTTAACCCCTCAAGGTGCTTTAGCGCGTTGTCGGCTGAACCGGTCAGGTTGGTGAAAACGAGCTGCGCGCCCTCGACCATCTTGTTGAAATCGAGACCGGTCTTGATTGCCAGGCTGAAGCCGGCTGTCACTTTCGACACGGCCCCGCTTAGTAGTTCAGTCCCGAGGCCGGCGAACGTGCCTCCGATTTCACTCTTGATTTTCGAAAGACCGCCCGAAACCGATGGAATGGAAAGCTTCAGGCCGCCGAAGGTGCTTTTGATCTGGCCGGCCGTGCGCTTGCCGAGGCTGTCCGCGGTGGCCATCTTTCGGCGATAGTCGCGATCGTCGGCGGTAAGGATTGCCTGTAATCTTCCCAGTTCGGTAGCCATTTTATTGCTTGCTCTTTGCTGCCTTTTCTCTCAGGTATTGATCGACCACTGGCTGTGCGAACTCTTGAGCCTGCTCGACCAATTGCACCCATCTCATATCGTCCAGTGACCAATTCTGCCGGACCTCTTCCGGGTTGATTCGCCACTTGATGGCAAACTCGAATATCTCAAGATCCGCCGGCGCTCGACCTAGCCGCCGCCAGCCGCGCGCCCTGGAGATGTACCAGGTTTGAAGCGCTGCTAGGTCGTCTGTTTTGGGTAGAGAGGCTCAAAGATCGTATTTGACATTGCAGCCAGCAGTTCATACTCGCAGCCGCTCAGAACCTCGATCGTTGGCTGGACAGGCTGGCCGTCTTCAATCACATCCCAACGAGTCAGGACGTGGGCGAGTTGCAAAACCAGGAGTTCCTTTGGAGTGTCCGTCGATGGAGTGTTTGTACTCTCGATTATCTTTTTCTCCCGAAACTCCTCGCCAATCGCGTCAAGCTCTTCCTGAAGAGTGGGCGTAATAGGCTTATGCCAAACGGTGAGATCGATCTCCTCGATCTCGCCGTTGTCTTTCTCTGCCATTACTCTGACTATCCGTTTTCTCTCTCCGTGAAACTTCTTTAGCTCAATGGGCATATCACAAACCTGACAGAGTGTTAACCAGCGTGACCTTGATCGGACCACCCAGATCGACATCAGCACAAAACCGGTTCGGGACCTCATAGGCGAAGGTTTCCTGAACGTTCTCGATGTCCTTTGGTGTTTCGCACTTCAACGCCTGATCGATCCACAGCTTGTAATAATTCGATCCGCCGATTAGCGCCCCGATCGCCTCGTAGCGGAAATACCTGGTTGGCTTCGGCTTCGTGTTGTAGCTCGACATGAAGGTGATGACGTCTGTGTTCTTGATGAGCACAGCTCGCGACCTCATCTCCTCGACCCTGACCTGCACGCTATCTTTGAAACTCGGATAGGTCGTGCACAACACCTTCACGGGATTTCGAATCGGCGGGATCGAAATGCCCCACTCGAGGCAGTCGCAAAACTTCGTCGTCCCGATCGCGACGGCCGTCGAGTCGATATAAACATTCAGTTCGCTTTTGCTGATCGGTTGCTGGGCGATTGTCGTATAGGCTGCGCCGCCGGCCTGGATTGTCGAGACAGCCGTCGCCGGCGTCGAGCCGCCGGTCAGAGAATCGGTTGTGGTAGGTTGGGTCAGATTCTGCCCACCTAAAGCCCCAGTCGCGTGGATCGTGATGGTGCCACTGGGAAGCTGCGAGCCGTACACTCGCACATCGTCTGGGCCGATATTTGAGAGAGCGATCAATGCAGCCTCGATCTCAGCGGGCGTGGCGTTATACGGGATCGCCGTGGTGGTCTGGCTGCTGTAGGTGATGGTGAAGGTCCCGCCCGTAGGCGAACCGGTAATCACCAACTGCCAGACCTCATCGGTAAGAGGATCGATCGGCCCCTGGGTATCGTTGATCGCATAACCGAAACAATTACCGGAGGCCTCCGCGCGCTCATCGGCCAATGCAAGCTCGAGGGAATTGAAATGCAGGCCCGGGACCAGGCCCGAAGCGATAGTGTCTCCGCGCCTGGCGGTAAAGGCTTGAGCCGCCCCGAAGTCTGATTCGCTCGGCGTCCAGACCCACTGGTAAGCTGCGCCGGCGCCGGGATTGGTGATCGTCGCCGGGCCGAAGAGTCCTGAAAAGATATAGGCGAGTTCGTTGTAATCAGGTCCGAGGTTGAATGTCGGTTCTGACCATTCCCTGTGCTTCACGCCGCTGCCAGGGACCAGCTGTCCCGCTGGCGTATAGAACTGGTCGTCCTGCATGCGGTCGAATTGAATCGACAGCGACGGGAACTTCTTCACCGCCCCGACCGCTGCGCCGATCACGCTCTCAGCGCCCAGATATAATTTTTGATTTACACTGCCTCTTGATTGCGCCATCTCTTATAACCTCACTGCGGATACACAAGCAGGCGATACAGGCCGCCTGAATGCGTGTAATAGCTCGATGAATCGCGCTTTGGTTCGATGTACTCGAGCGGCTGGATGCGCCGCCCGCTAAAAACATAGCTCTCGCTGATCTGAGTCACAGCCTGGCCCAAGACCAGATCGATCCTGTCAGCAATAGTGCGGACGTCTGCACTTGGCGGCCCGTCACAGATGACCTTAACTTGAAATACAGGACTTGTGGCGACGCGCGGCAGGCATAAACCCTGCACATCAGAAGCGGCTTGGAGATTGAATAGCACGAACGGATAGACGGCTTTCTCCGGAGCCTGGCCGAAATAGATCCGGGGATTTGACGCGCCCCCAATCAAAGCCGCAAGCGTCCCATCGGCCTTGAGCGCGTCGTATATCCATTTTCTTGCCCTGGAGATTTCGTGAGCCACTAATCGATTACCTTCTTCAGTTCGCCGCCGAATTCGCTGACTACCTGTTCGAAAGCCGGTGTGAGAAACGGCTGAGCCGGCGCTCGGCTCGTTCCAAATTCAACGTAAACCCCATATTCAGCCCCGACTGCCACGATCCATGTAACCGGACCTTCCTGCATCGCCTGGGTCAATTTTCGAAGAAGCCCGGTATCGACCGGAGCCAGCAACTTGGCGTGCGCCTCGACCGAGAAAGCAGCTTTGCGCACGACCGCGGCCAGATTCTTTTCTGACCGCGCCACTATTCTCGGGATGTTGCTGCGCCAGGCCGTCACTTCGCTTTCTCTTTTTCTTTCTTCGCAGGCCCATCCGCGCCCAGCGTGGTCACGATCTTGCCATTGGATTTATAAGCCGCGGCAATCTCCTGGAGGTCTTTCGTCTCGGCCGGTATAACGACTTCGTCGACCTCGACAGTGACATCGCCCTTTTGGCTAAACATTACTTCATCGCCAAGCTCTCTCCTGTGCTCACCATAAGCCTTGGCCTTTTCATGGCCTGTTCCCGCAAGAATCAAAACCTTCATAGTTTCCTCGCTAAGACTTTTTTACTCAGTTGATGGTCGCTGTCGGTCGGCTCGCCAACGACCTCGTATTCGATCCCGCTCCTGCGCAGCCGGTAATTGACCTCGACCACTGTCCCGACCGGGAAGGCAAAAAGAAACAACTCCTGATTACCTCCTCGATCTCCCTCGACGCTGTCCGCTCGCTGCGTGGATGGCCTGAAGCGACACTTGACCGTCGATCCGTCGGTGAAAGATCGAGAGCCTGCGCCGTAACCGTCGGGAGTTTCAGCGCCCGGAACCAGGATCGTCGCCTCGCTGCGCATCGTCTTTTCGTTTGCGCTGCGAAGCCGATTGAGCTGTCTTGTGGTCAAAAATGAAGCCGTCATCTAACCCCTCATCAGTTCGGGTCCGGTCATAACGAGCGGCGCCAGAAAACGTCTCACAAGCCCCGGCGGCTCGGTTCGATCTCGGGGTTTATCGAATGTCACCGACATCTTGTCATCGGAAAACGATTTGACCTCG